AATTTTGCTCGTGCATATCTGCTCTTTTATCAGCATCAGCATAAATTAAAACATCATAGATTAATTTCCATGTTGCATCAGATTGTGTATAACCATCATCATCGTTGCCTGACCATTCGCCGTCAAACTTTTTAACATATGCTGTTGGAATATAGCAATACGCATCAGTAAGTACTATTCCCTCATGTGTTGTCATATTTGCTGTTATTGCCATTGTTTACTCCTTTAATAATTTTATATCGTTTTGTTCTAGTATCTCATTGGCTTTATCTTCACCAACTGCCGCTTTTGCAAGTTCATAAACAGCATTAGCAAGTTTCTGGTGTTTTTCGTATTGTTGCCAGATAGCACCATTGTGAAGTCTTTGCATACCAGTCACATTAATAAAGTGGTTTGGCGTGCCATCGTCTTCTCTACCAACGAGTTGTAGATCGGCTAGTTTCTCATGATTATAAGATACAAACTTATCAAACTTAGAATCAATAACACCTTTTCCGTGTGACAAATCATAGGCTCGAACTAAATGTGCATCTTCATAGGCATCAAAAGTAGTTGATCCACTATCTGCATGAAAGTCACCTTCTCTGTCAAATAAAAATCTTCTAGTGTTATGATCTGCGATTGCCATAATATTTGCATTAGCATCATTTAAACTTCCAGCAGAAGTTGAACTTTTTTTTCTACCTTTAAACATGATAGCCGCATTAGCACCAGTAGATTTTGCTGTGTTTGCTGTTGTAACATAAGAGTGCATAGTAAAACCATCTTCACCTTCAGCAAGTGCGTCCATTTGTAATCCACCAGCAGTTCCACTACCTTTTGTCATATAACCATAGGTATCTGTTTCAGCTATAGATGTCATACCATGAGCAACATCAGAAGATTTCATAGTTAAAATTTTTGCATCATTTGCGTTTTGATCTAAAGTAAGACCGCCATGATCACAATCAGGTGCATCTTCGGCACCTGTTGATACTTTTTGAGTAGTAAGACGCAAAGCTTCATTAGCATCACTTCTAAAGTTCATATAATTACTGCTGTGAAAATATCCTATTGCACCTACATCAGCATCATCACTATCTGAAAAACGTATATGTCCTTCTCCATCATTGGCAGAGCCTATAGTTATTCCAGTAGTATTATCTTCTATAAATAGATTATCAGCATTTGCGTCAAGTAATGCACCAGAGTCATTTTTTAAAATGTGAACTTGTGCATCAAGAGTGCCTGTCCCAATTCCAACAGCATTGTTTCCACCATCAACAAATAACATATGAGTATTACCATTAGACTCTACTCGAAAGTCTATATCTGCTGAGTCTTCATTGATAGCAAACTCGCCTGAAGTAATTGATGCAATATTAGCACCTCCTGACTCTATAACTAAAGTATCATCAACATTTGCAGAAATGCTTGTATCTTTGTCATCATCGAGGTCAATTTTATTATTTACTCCATCTATTTCTATTCCAGCCATATTATCTCCTATACTATAACCAATATTCCATCAATTGTAACAGTACCAGAAAAGGTAACAGTACCAACCATTAATGAATTACTATCACTTGGGATCGTAAATGATTTTGTTATTGTTGATTTATGAAGCAAGTCCACATCATCAAGACCAGCTTTTGAGCCTACATAAAATATATCGTTTGTATCGTGCATTATGTTACATCGGTTAGTAATGACACAACCACATCAAGATCGCCACCTGATGCATCTGATTGTACTGTTACTGAATAACCGCTCCCTAATACGAGTTTACCTTTAATTATTTCAACCTTAGAATTGATTGGAATACTTACATCTTTTACAATAAAGAAATTATTTGAACCATCGTTCACTTTGACATCAACCGCAATAGATGAACTTCCTGTGTTTGCCAAGTTCATGCCTACAATTATTTGCTTATTTGATGTAGTAGATACGACAGTTGCCGCACTATTATTAGAAACTGTCGTTTCTATTACCGAGAAATTGTTTGCCATATTTTTATCCTTTTACTTGATTTGTTATCCTAATGCAATTGCAAATGGGATCGCTGACGGATCAGCCTCAGTTATACTTACTGTTGATGGTAAGGTAACTGCATTTGTTGAAGTATTTACCGAGAAAAGTGTTAAGTCATCTGAGCCATCAAATAGTTTCATTGTGATCGTATTCGTTACAGAATTGTCTAACCATATTGTTCCAGCCGCCGCACTTCCGGGTCTTGAACTTCCAATGTGTCCAGTATTCAATGCACCAAAACTATTATTTAAAGCAGTTCTAAATGTACTGAATGCTTGGTTGTCTATTGTTATTTGTGATACTTGGCTCATGTTTTCTCCTTATGTTATTACCTGACCTACACCTTCAGCGATGAAGTCAAAAGTTCTATCTACTGTTGATCCGCTTGAATTAAAAAACTCAATTACAAATCCTGATACTGTTTTACTTGTGATCGTATAAAAATCTCCCGTAGCCATGTCTTGTGCCGAAATGCCTATTGCTGGAACTAATTTGAAAGCATGGTCAAATGTAACAGTCTTTCCGCTTGTACTTGTCGTGCTTGAGATATCATTCCCACTCTCTCGCCTTTTTGCAAGACTAGCTGTAACAGATAAATTAGATATTAATGATCTAGCTTTTGTGTCTCTTGACTCAAACAAAACTCTAAATTTAAAATATCTTCCAATATGCTCCCCAACAACAAATGGTTTAAAATCAGAAAATGTTGAATTATCATCACTTGTTGCAATCTGGAGTATTGTACTTGCATTGGCTTCAGCCGCACCATCAAAAGGTGCTGGTTGTCCATCGTCAAATAATGTACTTGCACTTGGTCGTCCTCCGTCAAAAGACTCAGAAACATCTTCAACAAACTGTGTAATTGTAGCAGAAAATAAGCCTTTGAGCTTTGCTCCTAAATCAATTGTATTATTAAATGCGTAAGTTGCACTAGCTGGTACTGTTGCATTTGAGTCAAATAAAGTCCCAGAAATAGTTGGAGCAATATGATTAGCAGAGTTCCTTGATATTACTGAGCAATTTGTTTTAGTACCAGAAAATGCTGTATGCTCATTGATTGTCGTTTGGTTTACAAAATTTACTGATGCAATATCTGTAGATACAATCGTTGCGTTTGCTGACTGGTTTCCTAATTTATCAACTGCTTTTATTAAATACGAACCTGTTTTCAAAGGTACTGTTATTGAGGTTGCTGGTCGTCCAATCCTTGCTACCAAATCAAAACTGTTATTATAAGTTGGGTTTGATAAGTCAGTAGAAAATCTTAGGGTATAAAAATCTAGGTCTAAATCAGGTATTGCAGTCCAACCTAAAATTGCTTGATCTCCAATAACATTTATTCCAAAATTTGTTACATCAGAGGGAACAGCAGTTTGACCTACTATTTTTCTTGTTGCTGATACAAAAGTTGATGAAACTCCTAAACTGTTTATCGCTTTAGCTCTTACTTGATAAGTTGCTCCATCAATCACATTTAAAAATTGATAGTTTAACGCACTTCCTCTACCAATAGTCCTAAAATTATCTGTTACTGCGTTTCCACTTGGATCAAGTGTCTGTTTTGCTTCTACTTGATATTCGTCAGCAAATTTATCTGTTGATGCACCAACTGTTACCAATAATCTTGTTAAAACACCTCCATCATTGTACTCTACCATCTCGTCATCAAGACTTACACTTGCTGGAGCGGCAACAGAAAACGGATTAGGTAATGTTGTATCAGGTATAGTCGGAACATTTTGCTGAGTTCCAAAAGTATAATAGCTGTCCTGATGTTCAACTAATTGTAATGCAACTGTACAAGATTTCTGTAATGTCATTCCAACAACTCTAAATGGTTTTGCACTAAAAGCTGGAGTGGCATGAGTTATGTTCACTATGTCTCCAATTGCTAAATCCATAGCTGTTGCATCAGCAGTCAAACTTACATTTAGAGCAGACCTCGATCTTCTTAAAATTACTTCAGCCATCTCCTGTGCTTGAAATGGACTTGTAATAGTTGGAAAATTAAATTTCTTTTCTAACAAAATACCACCATCAGCAGTTTTCATTGTTGCGTGTTGATCTGCACTTGCTAACCCTGTTTCATCAACTGGAGGAAACTGAGCTTCGTCTGATTGATAATTCTTATTTGGATTAATAAAATTCACAATAACTCTATTGTATCTTGAACTTTTTTCAGTACTAGAAACTGATATTCCACCGATGATATTATCTTCAGTTAAAGTTATTGATGCTGAACCTGTTGTTTCAACTAATACCTTATATTTACCAGCAGTATAATTTAGAAATGACCTTGATCCCGCAATAAGTTCTTGAACTAAATTTATTGATTTTTTTGATGTATCTAAAACTGCATGAGAATCTAAAAGATCAATCTGACTTGCTCCGCTAAATGGAGTTATATTTGTATCTAAGACATCACCAGCAGTTTGAAAATCAGCAAAATTAGAATCAAAAAAACTATTAGCAATACCCATACCAAAACGATCATTTCTTAAATAATCTAGTAATTGATAAATCGGATTATCAGAATATTCCCAAGTCGAAGAAGTATCTTCTCTGTGCGATCCACTTCCTCCTGTTTTAGTTCCATCAAGATTTGGATTATATATTTTTCTACCTTTTACTAATGCTTGTACCTTTGGTATTCTTGTATAAGCATCTCTATTCCATTTAAATTTTAAAGCAATATAAGCTAAACCTCTTAATCTATGATTACTTGTCCAACTTGTTAAAGGAGTCAATAAAGCAGATGCCGCCTGATCGTCTGTACCATAATGGCATCTTACAGTAACCAAACTTTCAGCAGAGGAGGTATCGTCTGCTGGATCAGCTTTGTAGAAATTACTATCACTTGCCGCAACTGTTCTCTCTGTGTTATCGCTTAAAGCACCAGTAAATGTAACTTCATTCTCGTTAATAAATATTTTTTCAACACTTGCAATTTCACCTTCACCTAATACTAATGCCATGTATAAAAATTCATTGTCTGTTCCACTTGACTCTAAAAATACAATGTTACCGCCTACTTTTCTTGTTCCATAAATAACTGGAATGTGTGCATTTGCATTTCTTTTATTGACGAGTATTCCTCTAGCTTCAAGATCGGCAATCTGTTCAGAGTAATCAGGAATATCAGGTATATCAATAAGCCAACTGATAACTTCTTCAGCTACATCTCCTACAAAATCAATTCCTTCTTCTATAATATCTCCGCCAAAGTCTATAAGGTCTTCTGCTATATCGCCAATACCACCAACTATATCGCCTACTGCATCAGCCGCACTTTCAGCAAAATCTTTAGCTTCTTCTAAAGGATTCCAACCTCCCATAATTACACTCCATATCCATATCTTATGCCAAGTTTTCTAAAATTTAATTTTTCATAAAACTTATCTTTTTTTTCAATATCTTTTGCATCAAATGTGCCTACAACCAATGGAACTGCCTTTTCATTAGCAATTTTATTTAATTGTTTAAGCAAAGCTGAAGCATTCTGATAACTTCTGTGTTTTTTATCTACAAAGAAAAAAGCATCAGCCATATAAAAATTTTCAGAGAACCACCATTTTGCCATGACCCCGCCAATAGCACCTACAATTTTTTTATTAGTAATTAAAATTATGCAATGACCATTATTAATAATAGGTTGCATAAACCTTAACATAATATTTTTGTTATATGGTGGATAAAAAGTACTAGCTTCATCGTGCATACCAATAATTAATTCTAATACTTCTGATAAATCTTCTTTTTTTGCAATTTCAATTTTATACTTAGCCACTACTGTTTACCCCATTCAATATCTTGAACAGAAATAGCTGAAAACTCCATACCTTCATCAGATGAAAAAAATCTTCTTTGAGAATTATCTGATGTTGTCCTACCGCCGACTTTTTCAAATGCTCCCCAATGAGAAGTAACACTTAGTCCAACTGTCGATGTAGTAGAACTATCAGTTACAGTTACCCCATCAATAGTTCCAAAATATAATAAAAAGGGATCAGCGATCAAAGAATTACTGCTATTTAAAAAACCACGATATATTTCAACTGTATCACCAATGACATTGTTGTTTAAAACAACAGATACATTTGATTGTTCTACTCCTGAAAGCACAATCCTCAAAGTATTTTTTATAGGTTTTGTAGCTTCATTGACTTGACCAATGCTTAACAAATGTCCAGATGCAGTATATGTAACTGAACTTCCGCTCACACTTGAAGTTAAATCATGTGTGCAGTTTGTTATATTTATTGGTGTTGGAAATCCAATACTAACTAAGTAAATAGGTCTAATCTTTTGTGTTGCTAACTCGTTTTTAACAGCAGTCGTTAATCCTCTAGCCATGTTAAATGCTTTCTACAACATCAAATTCATAAGTGAATAAAATATTACCATCTT